GGAGGTCATCAGGTCAGGAGAAATTATCCCAAGAATTGTTAGACGAGTATGACCCACGAAAAAATAATTCTTGACTTTTATCTTAAAATTACTTATAATATCTTTTCAAAATTAAGGAAACGACTATGCAAATAATACAAGCTCCAACAAACTGCCCTTCGTGTGGTTCTGTGCTTGATGTCGTAAATAACCTTTTATTTTGTAGAAGCACATCATGCGGTTCACAAACCCTTAAAAAGATAGAACACTTTGCAAAGACCCTCAAAATCAAGGGGCTTGGACCAAAAGCTATCCAGAAGTTGCGGGTTACAACTTCACAAGAGTTGTATTCTCTTACTCTGGAGGACTTTGTTCAGTTACTTGACTCTGAGAAAATAGGTGTGAAAGTTTTTGAGGAAGTACAAAAATCTCGTGATGTACCACTTAATGTAGTTTTGCCAGCACTTTCAATCCCTCTGATCGGAAATACTGCAACTAAAAAGTTGGCGACAGTATGTCATGGTATTGGAGATATTGATAAGAAAAGCTGTCAGTCAGCAGGGCTTGGTCCAAAAGCTACATCTAATTTACTTGGCTACATAGATGAGTACATGATGGATTTATTAGAGTACCCATTTTCGTTCAAGTTTGAAAAACCCTTAGCCTCAATCTCCACTAAAGGAGTAGTATGCATCTCAGGAAAGCTTACAAGTTATAAAACGAAAGCACAAGCAACTGAGATACTAAAACAAAATGGATATGAGGTGAAAGGCTCACTTACCAGAGATGTTACCATTCTAGTCAATGAGAGTGGTATCGAATCTGCAAAAACTAAACAAGCCCGAGACAAGGGCATAACAATAATCACTAATTTATTAGATTTCTTGGAGAACTAATATGGCATTACCAAAATGGACAGATGAGCGTACAGCTGAACTTACTGCTTTTGTAGGCGGTGAGTCTCCTGTATCTCAAGCTACTGTTGCTTCGGCAGCAGAGAACTTAGACACTTCGACTCGTTCAGTGTCTAGTAAACTTCGCAAAATGGGTTATGAAGTAGAACTTGCTTCTGCATCTAGCTCTCGTGCGTTCTCAGATGCTCAAGAGTCAACTCTTGCATCTTTTGTTACTGACAACTCTGGTCAGTACACTTATGCTCAAATCGCTGAGCACTTCGAAGGTGGATCTTTCTCACCTAAATCAATTCAAGGCAAAATCTTGTCTATGGAATTAACTGAGCATGTTAAGCCTGCTCCTAAGCCAGAAAGTGTTAAAACTTATACTGATGCTGAAGAGTCTACTTTCGTAGATATGGTTAACGGCGGTTCTTTCGTTGAAGAAATCGCAGAAGCTCTTGGCAAAACTGTGAATAGCGTTCGAGGTAAAGCTCTTAGCTTACTTCGTGCAGAAGCTATCTCTGCCATTCCAAAGCAGAAAGAAACTAAAGGTGCTTCTAAAGCAGATCCTTTAGCTGATCTTGGAGATGTCGCTAGCATGACTGTTGAGCAAATCGCTGATGCGATTGGCAAAACTGCTAGAGGCGTTAAAACAATGCTTACTAGACGTGGTTTGGTTGCTGCCGACTACGATGGTGCTGCAAAGAAAGAAAAAGCATCTGCATAAGTAGTTGCTAAACAACAAGCCCTTGATTTATTTCAAGGGCTTTTTTTCGTCAATTCGGGGGAATTTTGATTGAATATTTCTAGTGCTTTAATAAAGCAGGTTCTTGTGTCTCAAGATTTTGAGACATGGACTAATGTTCGCAAAAATTATCTACCCTCAGAATATCATAGCTTATATGGAGTGATAGATCATCATTGTGAAAAATATCACAAGATGCCCACCTTTGACGATCTTAAGTATGAAATCCGTGATAGTGGAGTACGAGAAAAGCTATTTGCCATCGAAGCCGTAGAGGTTGAGGCAGATGCTTATATGCTTTTAGAGTATCTCAAAAACGAGTATGCTCAAAAAGAAATACTTAACTCCCTTGAGGATTATGTTGACAAGTCAGTAGCTTTTGAAGATGCTGATGAGTCAGTAGCTCATCTACATCAAATAGTTTTAGATGTCGAGGAAAAGGTCGAACTCGAAAGACCACAAGATAGTATGCAACGTATTACCTTGTTTGAAGATGATGAAGAGCTTGGTAACTATCTGCCTCTCGGTCTAAATACAGACTATGACCATGAGATTCAGTTCTCTCCCCGAGACTTGATTCTAGTTGGTGGTAAAAGAGGTGCAGGTAAATCCATTGTTTGTTCTAATATTGCAAACAATGTTTTTAATTCTGGAAAGTCTGCTGTCTTTTTCACTATTGAGATGGACAGCAGATCCATTCTACAACGATGCTGTGCCATCGCTACGGGGATTCCATTTGCAAGACTAAGAACTAAGAACCTTAGTGTTATAGAGTGGGAGCGAGTAGCAGGATGGTGGGCAAATCGTTTCTCTGAAGGACAAGAGCGTTTGAAAGAGTACAAATCTAATCGAGACTTTGACAGGTTTCATCATGACCTCACAACTAACTGCGAGCTTCTCCCGACTCAGCAGTTAGATGTGATTTATGATCCGTCACTAACTTTAGCACGAATAAGAGCAGAACTTGACAAGAAAGTCAAAAGTATGAATGTTGGCGTTGTTATCGTAGATTATATTAACCAAGTAAAACGCTCAAGTCTTCCTTCGCGTGGTGGACAATATGATTGGACAGAACAGATAGAAGTAAGTAAGGCTTTGAAATCTATGGCTCAAGAATATGAAGTACCAGTATTCACGCCATATCAAACTGATGCTAGTGGAGAAGCTAGGTTTGCAAAAGGTATACTTGATGCAGCAGATGCAGCCTATGCACTAGAAACTTGGGATCAAGAAGATCAGTGTATCAGCTTCAACTGTGTTAAAATGCGTAGTGCTTCTATGAAATCTTTTACATCTAAGATGGATTGGGAGTCTCTAAAAATCGGTCCAGAGTCTACACTCAATCCTAAGGAACGAGAAGATTCAGAAAATCGCTCTGATGAACCTATTGATGACATCTGATAAATAGTTCTTGACATTTCCTTTATATTTTGATATAATATCTTTTCAAAAATTCGGAGAAGTATATGATTATTAATGGAAGTATCAATCACAGTTATTCTGGTCGCAAAAGAAAAGTACACAGAAATGTGAAGAAAGCTGAGCCTGTCTTCAAACCTTTGGTCAGAAAAGAAGTATATCGTAGAGAAACACAAGACTATCCTTCTGCTCCTATGACTATGGGTAAAGATATGCCAGACACTTCATACAAAAAAGAAGTATCAAAGTCATACACTTTAGCACCTGCCTACAATAAAGGTGCATACCAAGTAATTTCAAAAGAAAACATCAAACACATCGGGAGATAGATATGCCAGCAAAATTTAAACCATCTCAAAAAGTAGTAGTAGATCGTTTACGCAAAAAAACTAAAATGGTACACTTTTACCTAAAAAATACTCCTACTGATGAGTTAGTAAAAGAATTACCTAGAGCAGTACCAAAAGTACAACAAAAAATCCGTAATGAATTAGTAAGAAGAAAAGTAACAGTATGAATGTACAAGACCTCTTAGACAAGAAAGATATACGCTATATGCCAAAAGGTAGAGACTTTTTGGTACGCTGTATCAATCCTGAACATGAGGATCGCAACCCTTCTATGCGAGTAGATCAGATTACTGGAGTATTCCAATGTTTTAGTTGTGAGTACAAAGGTAATCTGTTTACGCATTTTGGGGAAAAGGCAAATCAATTACAACTGAAGCGTGAACTGTTAAAGAAGCGTATATCCGAAAAGCGCGCTGACAGTATTGGTTTGTCTTTTCCCAAAAGTGCAGTACCATACATAGGAAACTGGAGGAATATAAAACCGGAAACCTACAAACGATTTGAAGCTTTTAACAGTGTAGAAAAAGACCACACTGGTAGAATCGTTTTTCCTGTTCGTGATATGTCTGGAAGAATAGTTGCTTTCAATGGTAGACATACAGCCCAAGGTATTCCGAAATACATGATTACTCCAGCTGGGGCAAGGATGCCATTATTTCCTACAGTGCAACCAATACAAGGTTCAGTAGTATTAGTAGAGGGAATATTTGATATGGTAAATCTGCACGATAAAGGTTTAACAAATGCAGTTTGTTGTTTCGGTACAAAGAATATAAACACTGCTAAACTATCTATGTTAAAAATTCAAGGGATAGAAAGCGTAGAGATATTTTTTGAC